ACATTAATTGACCTACCTAACAAAGCACGAACAGCAGCTTCGCCACCATTCATAATGTCACGTATTCTTGCCCTATCTGACATTTGTTCTTGATTAATTACTCTAAGGTAATCTACTCTTTCAGCTAATTTATCACTATTAAGTGGCATTTATCTCCAATTATCTACATCCATACTACTAGGTTCGTACCCTGTAAAGCTAGGATTATAATCGTACCCTAACTCTGCGTAGCGTTCTTTTTGCATTCTTCTTATGGCTCTCATTGGAAACCAACTTGCCATAACTATGTCAGTTTTTGTACCCACACTTTTGCTTTTGTTCTTTGCAGAACTAAAATACACAAGCTGACTTGTATATAAGTTTACCTTTTCTTGTGCTTCAAAGCTAAGATATGGCAAAGAAATATTTTGTTCCTGAAACATTGGTCGCATAGCTGTAACACCATAAAGAGGGTCAAACTTATTCTTAAATGTTTCGTGTCCTTCTAAAAATATACCATGACCTGATGCAAACTCTCTAATGCTCTTGTCTTGTCTTATTGCTTTTTGAAAACCATTTTCTTCTATAACCCAATGTGACAAATTGTATTTTAACCACCAATCTTTTATCACATCTAGTGCTTGTGGAATACCACCACCTAGATTGTTGTTCATATCTACCATGTGTAATTTATTTTCTACAGAATCATATGCCCACAAAAATGCAGCTTGATAACCTGTAGATGCAGGGTCTAGTCCTGCTATCAATCTTGTACCATGTGGAATATGTCCTATGTCACGTTTTTGGTCACGACACGCTTCTATCTCTACTCTGTCAAACAAAGCTAGTCCATCAGGCATAGCTACGTTAAGATAAACCATTTCGTATATTGCTCTACCACCTGTAGTTTCTGCTGCACGTTTTCTATCCATTAACCATTTGTATGTTCTCTTTCCACCCCACAACATACAATCTACGTGTTCATCTTCATTCCAATCAGGTAAGTTACAAGCTGTATCGTGTGCTTCTTCTACAGTTGTAGTCCAACTTTCGTTGTCTAGTAAGTGTGAATATAAATCATCATAATGTTGCCTAGAACCAATAACGACCATAGCTGTGTGTTCTTCTTTACGACTAGATAATGTTGTAGTCCACCAACTTCTTGTGTTTTCTCTTGATGATGGTTGCATAGTAGAGTTGTGGTCCTCAATGTCATCTGCAATTATTATGTCACAATCCCTAGACAATATTTTACCACCACGACCAATGCCAACCATTGTAGGTGACTTAATACCTGTTACAGTTCTAGTGCCTACAGTAAAACCATTTTGTGACCAAGACTTACCTGTACGTGATGTAGGTTTAAATTTTGCACCCGGTCCACATATTTCTTCTATTAATAATTCATTACTTTCTAGTTGGTCAAGAACAGAACCTATTGCGTTTTTAGCTATCTCTTCATTACCACCTACCCACAAAATACGTATGTTTGGATTTTTACAAATTAACCACACAGCAAAATGTATTAACAAATCTGTTTTACCATGTCGTGGAGGTGACAATATCATATGCTGTCCACCATTTTCTATAGTGTCCATAATTTGTTCTATCCATTTTTTGTGAAACTCCGGTGTTTCGTATGCTACACCTTGTTCTGTTTGGAAATACCTTTGTCTAAAATCATCAAAGTCAGCTAATGTTTTTTCTGCAACCTGTGGTAATGACCATTCATCTTGTTGTTGTTTTGTATTTAAATCTTCTACGTATGCAGAGTATGCCATAGATACTGCACCTGATGTTGTGCCAAGTATTGTAGCTACTTCTTGCATTGTTATTTTTTCTGTATATATATCTGCAGCTAAACCTGATTCTACTATGTCGTTATATACTTGACCTCTACGTGATTGTACGTTTGTTTTTTTACTAGGTATTTCAAGCACATCATCTTGTTGTGACCATTCTTTACCTGCTTTTCTAGCACGTTTTTTTTGCATATTAATTCTGTTACGACAACGTTCAGAACAATACTTACTAGCTTTAGGTGGTAAAGGTCTATGACACCCACCTGCATAACATAATTTTTTATCTGTCATAATTTTTGCATTCTTTATTAACGCACTTTACTTTCTCTTTAACCACCACTAAATCCTCCTGACAAGCAGGACATGGTATTTTCAATTATCTTTTAGTAATTCTTTTACTTGGGTATCTTTTTTTCTTTCCTTTTTTGCCTACCGGCATTTCTATCTCCTGTTGTTGCTTATTGGTACTATACCACAAAACCTCACCGAAGTGAGGTTCTGCACGTACAGTATGTCCATTACTGTTATGAGTATGTAGGCAGTTGTTTTGCCATCACTTTGGGCAGGTCATGCAACCATTTTCCTTAGCCTCGGAGGTCCTCGCACCTACGCTACTCTATGAAAGAAAAAGAAATAAACTTAATCAATCACATAATCACAAATGTCATATGATGAAAAGCATACTTTCTTTTCTATAGGTATTTCTACCTAAGCACAAGACTTTCTTGTGCTTATGTCATTATAGCTTCCCCCCCCAATAAGTGCGTAAAAAAAATTTTTTTGTAATTAGATGTTGTTGTTATACGACTACCCTTCAGTTGCCTGAAGGGATTTATTGTCGTATCAATCAGAAAGGAGGGCTATTATGAATAAAGAATCACTCATGAAACCCAATAACATAATATCACAATGTTGTTATTTTGTGAAACTTGTAAATAAATAATTTATGTGATATGGTAGTCAGACAATCAGAGGATTCTTCCTGCTTTTAGAAAAGGATTCTTGATAAAAACTTTCAATAAAGTGGACTAGCAGGACCATCATAACTAGGGTCAAAGCCTATTACTTCATAATATTTAAATAAGTCATAAACAGATTTGTTATCGGTTGGGAGGGATGACACAGGGTTAGCTGTACTCTCTATGTTTACTTTACTTGACTACAACAGACTTAAAGAAATTACTTATTTTATTGTTTTAGGTACACCACTATATGTAGTACCACAAGATATAGTACCTAGTTAACAGCATATATTTAGAGGGTGTACATATAAATAAAGCCACGCCCACATTTAACCCCCCTATGTGAAAGCCCACGACAATCCTGCCTGTGCGACAAGTAGAGATAACGCATAATAGTAGACATACAACATATTGTGCATACATTATGTAGTGATACTAGATGTAGTGTACCCCTTTTGATTAAATACTAGGGATATATAGTTAACTTACATCATAGAAGGATATGCGACAATAAACTGTGAAGGATTAGCAACAACAAAAAGAAAAGCACCTGCGATTAAACAAGTGCCTTCCTTTATTGGTTAGTCAGATGATTACATCTTTGTTTTAATTTTGTAGTTATCTTTCCTTAACTTATCTACCATTAATTGACTTTCCAATATCCTTATTTGATGTTCAGCGATTTGAATATCATTACGCAATATAGATTTATTTCTATCGTACCTATCTAAATCACATTGACTTAAATTCTTGTAAGGAGTTATTCTGTCATTGATTTGTTGTACTTCTTTTTTGTATCTAGTAATTGTATCTTTCCAACTTTCAATACTCTGCAACTTCCTGTCAATCTGTTCTTGACTATGACCTTGCTTACTCATGTTCTAACCTACCTTTTCTTTAATCATCTCAATACGTATTTTTGTATTTGAGATTTCTTTATCAATGTAAGTAAATCCACAATCCATGCATAGATATTCACTTTCTATTTTATTAACTTCATAGACTTCAATTTCGTTGTCAACATCTCTGTCTGTGTAGCTAACTTCGCAATCAATACACTCTGTTTCATAAGGCACTGCAACCTTTGGAAAAGGTGCTTGATTTGTGCTTTCTACTTCAGCACGTTTGTTTTCTAGTTCAGCTAAACGCAATTCAGCTTTAACTAAAACATCTTTCCAATCTGTCATTTCTAACCAACCTTTCTAATTGATATAACTATCTTACTAGCTTGTAGTTTTATGCAACATCTATTTACAAATTTTATTGATATTAGTTTCAATAAACTGTTGATAATCTTTTTTAGATAGTTTCTCTTTGATTAGTTCATCAAGTATTCGTATCTCTCTACCAACACCCATGACAATATCTGCTTTATGAGTATCAAGAGAAAGTTCAACAGCTTTTTTTCGTAGAGCTTTTCTCACTTCCTCTCTATGTTCATATAATTCTTGTAATGTCGTTTGTTCAATATAAAGATTTGCTAATTCTTTTTTTTCTTGTAATGTCATTTGTTCCTTTCTAATTTATCTTCGTGTTCAAATGTAGTCTTGTTTGTTGTATCTACAACATCTATCCAAGCGACATAACCACCTAAAGTATCACTTAAGGTTGTAAGTAATTCTTTAGCACTAGGTAGACGAGAATTATTTTTATCCTCTGTGTAAGCATGTATAACTATCTTAGCCATTACTCCTCCACCTCTGTAGCCTCTACAACTTTGTTTAATAAAAGTTCTTCATTAGGATTTGCTATAAATTTAGACATAGCTTCTTGTTCTGCCTGTTCATAATCTTCTGCCTCAACTTCAACAGAAACTTCTCTCTCTATTCTTAAATAGTATTTTGCCATTATTAACTAACCTTTCTAATTGTTAAATACATACAGCAATAATAATAGTTCAATAAATATATGCAACATCTATTTACAAACTTATTGTATTTATTATATGTTTATGTTGTTCTAATCTTTTAGGGATAACCTGCATAACATTACACCAATCACAACACACACCTTGTGCAACAGGTTCTGCATTGTGCTGTTCATGCACACTACGCATTGGTCTACCACAAATTACGCATTTCATATAATTAAGATTACTAGATGTAAGATTATATGTAAACATTTAATGACATAAAAAAAGATATGTGATATGATGTGCAAGACAACAGAAAGGAAACTATGCAAGACATAGAAGAACTACTTAATACTATTAAGAAAGACTTACAATCACACATAGATAGCAATATGTTTGATTGGTGTGAAACAACTGATACACAGCTTGGATTAACAGACATTAATACAGATGAGTTTGTTAAACGAGTTGATGATTGGGATTTTACAGGTGTAGATAATGCAGTTTGGTATGCGACACAAATAAAAACACTTGAAAAAGTAATGAGTATGCTTAATAAAAAGGGGAATATATGCAAGACATAGAACAAATACAAGACCAAATACAAATGCTAAAGATTACTCAAATGACAATCGTAGAGCATTTAAGTAAAGATGATAGCTTTATGAGATTACTCATAGCAGGTTATTTAGCTAACGATAAGTTAAGAAACTCTTTTACAGAATACATCAACGATAAAGGTGATGATGATATGAAAGTATTTATGCAGAGCATGAACGAAACTGCATTAGAGTTCAAAGAAGAATATAGAAAGCAACAAGATGAGCAAGATTGAATTATCCTTTTGGTTATCTATTCCAATTTATTTAGTTGGTGCATTAACTATTAGTAATTGGTTAGCAAGTAAAGTAAATCTTTATTACAGGATTTACCAAGAGAAAAAAATTAGAGAAAAAGACAACATATAATTACAGATATGATAATGTTAAATGAGAAAGGAACGATAATGGTTGGTGGTTCATTACCACCTAGACACGAAACAACTAATTGCAGACCACGTTAATTGTTTCTTTCAAGCTACTTACGAAAAACAAAGCCCCTTTGTTGAACGTAAGCACAGGGATTGTATTTGAAAATATACAAGGCAACCAAGTGTTCCTAGTGCAGTAGGTAGCTTGTAGCACATAGCATTGGGTAAACTGCTAAGACTTAATTGTGTAAGCCACCAACTGTGTGCTACAAGCTATTTATAAAGCCCTCACTTATTAAAGAGAGCCTTGAACGATTAGTAGGGATAAGGAAACGCTAATCGGTAAATAGCAAGACTAACCGAAGTCTATAACTCATATCGGTTGCTTGACAGAAGTGTGTCATACCTAGACAAGTATCAAAAGGTCTAACAAGAAAGTATCTAGTGAGTAGGATTTCATTTTCCAAGCCCTGTTTAGTGATAGACCGAAAACTAGATACTTTTTTTTGTACACATATATTAACAATATGCTACAATACATATTGACAGAAAGGAATACATGTCTAAAGGAATAGATGATATTGATAACACATGGTATATTGACCAAAGTAATATTGACTTGACCAACGAGGACATCATTATACATGATGAGAAGTTAGAGTTTGGTAAGCCAATAACATCAAAGAGTATTACAAATAACTCTTTCTTTGGTAGCAATAGAACAGTTAACGAGAACGCTATCTGCACATTGATAGGCGATAGTGTGATTGACAACTCTGCATATACAGGAACAGGCAAAGGTACAGTAGATTATTTACGAGCTAAGTCAAAAGTTAGCCAACATGTTTACAACGACCAAGCTGTTGATGGATATGTAGTAAGCGATTGTATCAGTTCAGCAAATAAAGTTCGTGGTGATTACGTTGTAATTAGTGCAGGTGGTAATGATTTGTTAGCAAAACTGCATTTACTTAAAGACAACAAAGATACTAACGAGATTATGGGCATTATGAACCAAGAGTTAGACAAGTTATCTAGTGCATACGAAACATTACTTAGCGAACTATCACAAAAAGGTAGAACGTTTGTGTTTCTTACATGCTACACAGGTAATCTAGCTTTCAATCCAACACGTTTCAACAACGTAGATAACATAGCTTTGTCTATCGTATCTATGTGGAACGACAGATTGTACAGTTTAGCTAACAAATACAATCGTAGAAATAACAATCAAACTTATGATGTCATAGACACAAGAAACTTTATGACAGTAGATTGTTATTACAACGAGATAGAACCAAACGAGAAAGGTTCTAAACGTATAGCAAACAACATACATAAGTATCTACAAGAGAAAGGTGTATTCTAATGAGTGATACACCTTTACTCTTAGCTATACACGAGCTAAACAAATGGTTAGGTGAACTGCAAGAACTTAAATCCAATCTATCAGAGCGAGATGAAAGTGATATGTTAGACAGAGAGATAGAAGTTCTTAATGGTTCAATAACAATATGCAGAAAGCATACTAACCACGACAAGCCAACAGAAAGCGAGAGTGCATAATGGAAAAAGAATACATAATGGTTATTTTTACAGTAAGAGTAGGCGAGTATGAACACGACCTAAGCTATTACTATCCTAGAGATTATGTGAATAGCAAACTTGATGTTGACCTTATCAATGAGTTTTTTGGTAGAGATTTAACACAAGCCGATAGTGATTGGGATAAAGAGAATAGATATTGGGATAGCGATAGAACGTTAGAAGTAGCAGACAAAAGACCATTTGTAGCAACTGATGAACAATTAAAGTTCTTAAATAAAATCGGTGTTTATGGTGATACTAATGTTGAGGTGCAGTAATGGACTTTAAATATTTTAGAGAACAACCTGTTCCACAACTAAAGCAAAGGCAAAGGGTAGAGTGGATATTAAAAACTGCTAGAGATAGTAGTGAACCATTGGTATCAAGCCACACGTTTGTATATGAGTTTGGAATACCACGTATATCTGCACACATCTTTAATATGCGAGAGGACTTGTGGGAAATAGAAACAATTAAGAAAGGTGGTAAGCATTACTATAAATTGTTAATGACACCACAAGAAATATTAGAACAGGCAAAGACAGCGAGGTTGTTTTAATGACAATATTAACAAATGAATTATGCGTTTCGTGTTTAGAAAATAATGAACAAACTATTGCAGAGTGTACAGTATCACAAAAAGCAAGTGAGTTGTGGGATTTAGATATAAACGATAAATATTGTTGGGATTGTTGGGATAATATTCATTGGGAATATCAAGACTTAGCAAGAGATGGCGATTGTTATTGTGATTTGTGCAATTATAACAGGGATAATTTAATTAGAAAGGTAAAGATAAATGAGTGAGGACACTAGACCAACAATAAGCGATACAGAATATGGGTATCGTGGTCTTATAGATATATTTATTAGAAAAGATATTGACCATAAAGATTGGATAATTAAAAGATTAGACAAAGAGCGTGGTGGTATAACTTTTATGACACCAAACGTAGATGGAGAAATCTATTTAACGTGGGGAGATATATATTACGTTGATGTTAAGTTTGTAAATCAGGGCAAAGATTTTAAGTCAACAGTAAGCGTACCTGATTTAGAAAACATAATAGTAAAAATAGAGCAAATGCGTAAGGACTTTGTAAAGCAAACAGCAGAAGTAATTAAACAAGCATTTAGTGAGGAGGAATAATGCCTATTTACAGAGTAGTAATAGAAGTAGATGAGCAATCTTTGGAACAAGCTGAGGAACATATATTAAGTCTTAGTGGAAGTGATTTAGTAGATGAAATTAGTGAAGTAGAGGAGGAATAATGCCCAATCCTAGAGAATTAGAATATCCTGTTAGAGATTATGGTGTAAGAATATATATAAAACCATTAGATGCTATTGATTTATCAGTAGTGTGTGATGAAACAGAAATAGGAAATAGAACTAGAGAACATGCTGATTATATTATTAATGAAGTTGTTGACCAAGTTAAAAAACAACTTGATGACATAGAGTTAGGTAGTGGTATAGCAGTTGTAGAAAAACGACCTGCAAATTGGATGGATGATGACAAATAGTCTATGTATTGTATGCAAAACTAATCCAAAAGAATTCAAAATTGTGGATGAAGTTTTTGTATGCTGTTTAGATTGTAATTATAAAGAGGAGGAATAATGGATAATTGGAAACGATTAGCACAAGCAATACTTGATGAGGAGGAACACCTTAACAAGCAAACAAAAGCATTTAGAAAGACTAGATTAGCTACAATAAAGATGATGAAAAATGAATTATCAATACAACAGATAGCTAGTTTATTAAAAATATCAAGACAGAGAGTATATAAAATACTAGAGGGAGGACAGGATAGTGCCTAATTTTAACTTAGATAACTACGAAACAGTAGAAGATAGACTTAAAATCTTTTGGAAAGACAATCCAAATGGTCGTGTATCAACAGAAGTCGTGCATTTAACAGATGATGGAACTTGTATAACTGTGAAAGCACAAATATTTATTGATAAAGATGATACATATGCAGTATCAACAGGCATAGCACAAGAAACTAAAGGGCAAGGTGGTTTTGCAAACAAAGATGCTTGGGCAGAGAACTGTGAAACATCTGCTATCGGTAGAGCTTTAGCTAATTGGAAGTATCAAGGTAGCAATAAAGCAAGACCAAGTAGAGAAGAAATGTCTAAGGTTGGCAACAACGAGGACAAAGTACAGGTCACTAAAGTAAGAACACCTAGAACTACTAATGCACAAAAAGAACAGATGAACAAAGTTGTTGATGAAATGGTTAAAGAACCTGCAAAGAAGTCAGTAGCTAGTCAACTTAAAGAACTTATGTCTGTTATGGTTAATGACCCAAAAAAATTACAACAGTATCAACGTGATAGTTATGTTGTTTGTGTGCAAGAACATCAGCTACCTGAAGAAGTAGAGGATTGGTCTAACGAACAGATGAATACATTTATGCAAGAGTTTGAAAAACAATTACCAACAGGAAACGTTAGTATTGTAGAAGATGTATTTGAAGTAGAAGAAGTTAAAGGAGGTGATACAGATATGGGAGAAGAGTGGAAAGAAAATCCTGCAAGTGAAGGTCAGTTAAAATGGTGTAAAGATATTGTAGTTAAAGCTACTGATAAAAACCTAGATGACTTAGCTGAACTTAAATCTCTTTGGAATAATGGAGATATAAATGGTGGAACTGCAAGTGAAATCATTAGCAGATGGAAAGACAAAGTTAAATAGTGTCTGATTTAGAAAAAGCAAGTGTTAATGTGCAGAAGTTGGCAAAGAGAATACAGAAACGTTTTCCTGATTATGACTTTAGTCAACCTGCACCACTTGATAGAAGATGTAAAAAAAGTTATGATGGCAACTGTCCTGTGCAAAAACATTTGAACTACGCAACTGATAGTGATGGTAATGATTTTTGTATTAAACAAATAAAGTTAACTAAGGAAGAAAACCCATACGCACATACAGTTATAACTTGTAATGCAATTATAAAAACTAAACAAGAAAAAGAACTAGAGATGAAAGGAATATTTTAATGCCGAATATATTTGA